ACAGAGCACTTAGTACATGTTCTCATGGCCCGACTTTCATCTTGTATTGGCCGTCTCGATAAGCATCGCCTCTTTCCAAGCCACTACCCAGACGGTTCAACTGACTCAGTGCTTCCTGATACTTCTTGTCGTACGCTGTCATCAGGTCCACTTCACCCTTCAAGAACACATATGCCTCAACCATCGTGCCGTACAAAAGCACTGGGGAGTAGTTGTCGCCAAGCCAAGTGCGGCCATCAGCGGCTACAGTAATTGACTCTGGATATGCGTAGTAGTGAAGCTCGACGTTATAAATACCATCCGGTGTTGGGCCTAAAATAAAGCTCAACTCATCCGTAATAGTGCTACTCACCACGGTCGGACCAAACAAAGCGTAATACTGCGGCAGTCCTGTGTCGCTCGGATTAGGGTACGCGGCACGGATGTAATTCACATCTTTATTCAACAGGTACTCGTAGTTACCGTCGTCGATCACCGCCATAGAAAACACAGACATAAAGTCGATTGGGCACGATAGATACTTATTACCCGCAGACGTTACGCCCAAGACGTTCTTACGCAGTGGTGGAATCTGAACGCTGTTGTATATACGCTCTTCGGCTTGGGTGATAAACGTATTGATCTGTTCGGTGCCGTCAGACGTAGTTACGCCTGTCCCTGCTACGTTCGTCCACGTATTCGACGGGAAGTCGTTTTGCAGGTAGTTCTTAACGGTAATGAACAGTTCGTTGTACGTCATGATTAACCCATCGGACCACGAGCCATCGTGCCTTTAGTCGCTGCGCCAGTACCGCGAATCTTGATACCAGTTGTCTTAGTCTCTTTGTAGTTACCCTTGGAGATGCCCGCAACGGAAATGTTCATGCTGTCCATGCACTTGGCACCGGACTCGCCCTTGGTTGCTTCCGCTTTAATTTTTTTACCGTCCATGGTGTGTGGCTCCGCATAAACAGCAGCTTGGCCTACTTCTTTGCCGCCCTGCTTGTGTGAGTATTTAGCCATTATCGACCTCTGCTAGAGGACTTTTGGTTCGCAACTTTAGCCAAACCACGACCAAGCTGTTTCATCTGAAGGTTAGTCTTGCCGCCTTTAGCCATCTTGTGCATACGGGACTCATGACCTTTGACTGCCTTCTTGGCAATCTTTTCCATGACTGGCTTGTCTTTCTTAATATCGTCGTGTTTCATGTCAACTCCTAAGTAATTGATACCGTACCTATGACACCGCGAGAGGTCAAAGCATTCGGCGTTAACCCCGCATCATTTCCGCTTGCCCCACCCACAGGGGCCCAACCCCACTGGAACACTCGGCTACCACCCTTTGGAAACCCATCTGCGTCCACGCTGGTGTCCGGCGTCTCCGTTAACTGCAACCCACTGTATCCGGACTGCAAATAACTCACATCCGGCCTTGGTTCCCGAACTGCCTGCGGGTCATTCACTGGGTATAGGCCCAATGATAACTGTGGTTGATCCGGTTCCCAACAAGTTTGACAAACTTTAATCGAGACCTGCTTAGTCTTGATCGTCAGCTTGCGCAACTCCTTCAACTTGTAGCGAAACCCGCAGCGGTCGCATTCTGCAATCGAGTGTTTCCCACTAGCGTACTTACTCGGCATACATCACCGATAGAAAGTCGTACGTGGTACAAACCGATCTGGTGCTTTCTCGCGGTCTTCCGAAGATGCAAGATCCCAAGCCTCATCATACTGTGCTTTCAACATAGCTATTCGCATTGGATCGATATCTGGTAGCTTTATTGATAGCATGTACGCCAGCCCCGCAACCATACAGTTTTGGAAACGAAACGGAATCTCTTCAACGTTCACACCTGTACCGGCATCTACCATACGACGCAAACGCCAATACACAAAGTAGTAGTACGGACTCAAGGTAGTTCCTTGGTCCGGGGACGGCCACAAATTAATCTGTGGAACTTGCGGTGTAGCACCAAGCAAATTGGATGTTTGTCCTGAACGGCGGTTTACCCACACCTGAATAGGACGCCCTTGGGTCAGCTTGTTGGGGATTGTAGAGTATGTGGAAACGCTAATTCGGCTGATATTAATATCTGTCTGGTTACCAATCTGTCCGGGCTGGGTACGAATCACATGCTCCAGCAGGTCAACCGTGTCGTTTGGCAAATCATAGATATACTGCCCTTGCACTAACGGAATCTGCCCCTGCTCAATGGTCCACAGGTTGATGCCACGGTTTGCCCACTCAGTAATCAGGAAATTCAAACTACGTCTAGCCGTACGGAAGTGATATCCCGTACGCAATTCCGTACCACAGCGTTCAAACGCCTCCTCCATCAACTCATTGAGGTCTGGGTTAAACGCGGTTGTCGATGTGGTTACGGCCATTATCTATACCCCGATGTCTTCTTGGCTATGCCCTTGGGCTGTGCAACAAACTGCTTACCTTTTGCTTTCCCTGCCCGCTTTGCCTTCGTGGTGGCTGCATACTCGGCTGGGCTTAACGCCTTGATCGCCTTTTCCGGGAGATACCTTTCGCCGGTCTTTGACGATGGCTTTCCTGACTTTGTTCGCCATTTCTGGTCCCCCCAAGCCTTCAAGCTTTGCTGTGGCGCTTTCAATCTCTGTAACCCCCGCCAGCGGCTTTGTACTTCTTAGCCACGAGTTGTGCTTTTCTCGCGGACCACTGACCTGCGCCTGTGCCATGGGTGGCTGCGGACTTTACCTGCGACACGATCTTCTTGCGAAGACCGGGCTTGGTGTAGTTACCAGCAGCGTTAACCTTGCCTCCATCCTTATAGACCGTCACGGGTTCGTTTCCGTCCCGTTTCTTGATCTTCTTGATTTTAGCGGGGTTAATGTCACCCATGCCACGCGAGGCCATCATGCTCTTGTCTTACCACGAATAGCGCAGCCATCAGCACGAGAAGAAGCAGACTTTACAGCGCCTCCCGACTTTTTACCGGTTACAGTTTTTACTGCACGGTTAATTTTGGCTGGCATAGACTCAGGGTTTTTAGCATCACGAGCCGACATACGTTCCTCCGCAGCTTTATTCTGCTCCGGAGTCCCCATTACTTTTTCGTATGCTCGCGTAGCTAAACTTTTTTCTTCCGCCATGGCAGCCTCCTATTAGCAGGTACGACCGCCGGACTTCATCTTGGTCATGCCGCCTTTTTTCATACCGGTCGAGCCAGCCATCTTGACCATCGTGCCCTTGGTTTTGCCCTTGGTAGCAACACCGTCACGGCTTGGAGCAGCAGTTTTCACAGCGCCCATCTTGCTTGGCATTACACCGCCGCCTTTAGACATCTTCTTCATACTGCCTCCTTTTAGTTCACCAATAACCCGCTTTTTTTCAGCAGCCAAATTTTTCTTACCCTTGGAGGTATCCGCTCTTTCCGCATTTACGCGTCCAAGTTCTTCCAGTCTATTCATACGTGAAGTGTTAGCCATACCGCCTCCTGATTTGGTAAATTCTTTCCCCACAGATTGAGGCACACCGGCCTTTTTAGCAAACGCAGGGTTGTGGGCAACCGCCTGCATAAACCGTTCTTGCTTTTCACTCTTCGCTGGCATTGGTGACTTTCTCACGCTTGGTCCAGCCACGCACAGTGTCGGACTCCCAGATACGAATGCTGAACCACACAATAGATACGAGTGAAAACACAGTAGGCAACCATGAAAGTAAAACGCCCAATCCAGCAAGGATAGAGACGTTGTCCATCAGGTCTGGTTCAATGCGATCTTTTAACATTTCCAAGCCCTAAGTGATTTATTGATACGGCTGTTTGGGTCGTTGGCTGTCTTCGACGAAGTCAGCTTCTTTTTCATTCCAGACATCCGCGCACAAAACGATTTCTTACGTGGACCACCTTCTGGCTGCGGGGCTTTCAACCCCGGCTTCCCCGGATTGGCTTTGTTATACGAAGCGCGTCCTTTGGCGTTCAAGCCGCCTTTCTCAGACTTGCCTTCCTTACGCTGCCAAGCGGGGGACTTAGCCATAGAACACCACAATAGTTGCGTTTGCCAGCGTAGCGTGTACATCAATGTTGAACTTGATGCCTTCGCCGGGGAACAGAATATGCTCTGACCCTATCGCTGCTGGAGCAGTAAACGAGAACTTTGTGGTGCCGCCAGAACCGCCGTCTTTTAAGACGACCGTACCGCCGGAGGCGTAGCTGACAGTCACCGCTTTTACACGGGTTGCGTCGGCATACACCGTATTAGTCGAGGTTACCTGCGCTGATTTAACGTCTGTTTGCATCGCCATCTTGGCTCTCCGGTTTCTCTAGCTTGGCAATGCAGGCTTTTAACTCTGCATTTTCTTTTGCCATAGCCGCTGCGATTCCCATGACATGGTCTCTTTGGCTCTCCAAAAGCCCAAGCATAGCTTGGACCTCTGGGTCTTTATGAGTCAACATTAAGCAGCGCGAGTAACCAATTTCCAAACCGGGCTGGTAATCGCCCCTGTCTGGAGGTAAAGGTTTCCAGCGGTGCTATCAATGTACATAGAACCGATGCCAGCAAAGTTATCGCCCGTCGTACCATCAACAGGAACGCCTGCATTCACCATGACCACAACGTCGTCTTCCATACGGATGTTAGCTTTGGTGTAAGGAATAACGCTCGAAGGACCACCACCATCAAGAACGGGGTCTTGCATCTTCAGGTCAATACCGTACTCAAAACCGGAGCCGCCTGTGGTTTGAGCCATGGCAACGCCAAAAGCCGCACGGCAAGTTGTTACGCCCGCATCTCCCGCCATGAAAGCCATCACAGCAGCGTCGCCAGACAAGGTGTTGGTATTAATGATACCCATCACACCAGCCATCAGGCCGTTGTTAGTGTAGTTACCAATTACCGCGAAATTACCAACGACACCAGCCATGTGGTTAAAGTTGGTAGAAGGGACTGTTGCAAACGGAGCGCCGGTTTGGGTGCGGCCAAACATCCCGTAAGCCTCGCCGGGAGTCTGATAAGTGCTCGAACCAAAACCAACGGTTGGTTCAACACGGGAATAAAAACCATAAGCGCCGGTGCCTTGGTTAACTTCAATAACCTCGCCAGCATTAACAGTAGTGGGAGTAAGCGGCTGTTGGGAACCTGCGTTGCCGCCCTGATAACCCGCCCGGACTGGGCCAGAAAAAGTAGTACGTGCCATTTGAGTTGTCCTCACATGCGAGTTAAGCGCAAACGATCTGCATGTCGTCAGGCGGGGGGCCTGTTCGTAAGCGCCGGGAATACCCCCGGAATTTCACTACTTTATATACCAAAAAAGGGGGACGGTAAAGCCCCCCTTTTTCTTACGCGCCGATTGAGCCAAACATGCCCAATGGGTCAGACCAGCCGAACGAGTAACGCTCACGAGCCTTGTAACGAACGTTACCGGTGTCGAAATCTCCGTCCATGGACTGAGACAGAGGGCTACGAACAAAGTGCTTCATGCCGTTTGGAACGTCAGTGGTCAGGAACCATGCGTTTGTGTCGGTCAGGAAGTGGTTGATCGTATAGCCTTCTGGGATCGATCCATTGTTCTTCAGGGCGTTGATGTCGTTGTCAGCAGTACCGACGCGGAGTTCGGTTTCCAGCAGACGAGTAGCAACGAACTGAAGGGCTGGTGGGATGACCAGTTTCTTTGGACGGGCTGCGATCAACAGGCCACGTTCGTCGGTCCACGCAGCGATTTGAATCACGGCGTTTTCCAGCGAAGTTTCGTTCAGGTCAGCGGGGGTCGAAGGGATATTCGAGTTAACGCCACCAGAAACGAGTGGGTGACTAGCCGAGAACAAAGGAACGCCATCGCCGCCGTAGTACTGCTGTGAGTTGGTAAAGCCGTTGTTCAAGACGTTAGCCGCCTTGACCTGCTTGGTGTACGCCATACCACGAGCCAGTGCCTTGGTGTAACGGGCCGACAAGCTGTCATACAGGTTATCTTCGATGGCCTCTTCGGTCAGCGAAAAACCCAGAGCGATGGTTTCGTGGTTGTAGCGAGCAGTCCAAGCTTCCTGACCGTTGTCGTACGCGATTGCAGAACCTTCGTTCTTAACCGGTGCGGCAGAGAAGCCAGACAGTTTGGTTTCTTCTTCGAAGGAACGCTCGGAAGTCTCAGTTTCGTAGATTTCCTTGTGCTCTTCGCCGTAACGAGCATACTCCAGACCGAACAAAGCGTTCAGGCCGGGGAGCAGCTCTTTCAGTAGTTGTGCGCGTGAAATAGCCATTATTTATGCTCCTTAGACCACGCCGGTGGCGCGCTGGAATTGAGTTACGTTGATTTTGACGATCAACTCCGGGTAACCCGTAACGGTTTCAGTGGCAGGAACCACATCAATGATACGGATCGGGAAGGTTGAAGTATCTGCTTCCGAGCCAGCATCGACTGACATACTCGAATTACCTGTAGTGGTATCACCACCGGCACCTAGTGCGACTTCGATATTTGCACCGATAGAAGCAATAGTAGTAGTAGAGTCAATCAAAGTGCCGTTAGAAGTTACTGCAACTTGGTAAGCGGCCTGATCGTCAACGACAACTTTAGCCACACCATCTGCTGCACCTGATGGATAGTACTGACCAAAAACTGTTTGGCCCATGGAGTTTGTATACGAGCAACCCGTAAACACACCCAGTGGGAAACCAGCATTGGTGCCAGTGAAAGGTTCAATTTTGCCCTGTACGAGGATCACCAAATCACCGTTGAAAATGGAAGCAGCGCTGTCAATTTCATACGAACGCACTGCACCGGCATAAGGCATGCCGTCCACACGGTTGATTGGCTTAAAGCCGTACGGAGCGCTTACAGTAGGAAAAGCCATAGTAAACTCCAGAAGTTTGTTTAATTACCTTTACCAAACGTCGTTGTGGACTTCCGTTCATTAAACAGAGGCATACGCGGATCGTTTTGGCGCATCAAACTGTTGTCTACAGACTCCATCTGGCCCTCGGCTTGATGCTGGTAATAGCCATTACGCTGATCAACGAGTTCCTGCGGGGTTTTACAGAGCAACAGCCCACCGACTTCGATATTGTCCTTAAAGCGACTATTCGGGTCGATTAGCAGTTGAAATTTGGGTTGTTCTTCAATCTTTACTGGCTCCCAGCCCTCCCGCAGTTTTGCGGAAATATTGCGAGGGTCAGCATTCTGTAAAGTTGAGACACGAATCCATCTGTACGCGTAACCGGGTTGCTTGTCTGGTTCAGGCAAAAGCTCAGGGGGTGTCCACTGCTTAGGACGTTCCTGCACGGCACGAGTTTCAAGTTCACGACTAAGTTTGTTTTCAGCCATTGTTGGCCTCCATTTTCATAATTTCACGGGCATATTGCTCAGGTGTTAGCCCAAGCCTCTTTGCAATGCTCAACTGCGACTGCTTTAACACGATCTTTTTGGAGGATGTGCTACGGGTTGCAGGAGCAACAACCGTGGATGATTTCTCTGTGCGCGAAGCGGGTTTAGCCGGTTGCGTAGAATCTTGGAAGTAGTCCGAGAAGCGTTGACGCATAGTGCTATCAATCTTCTGCCAATACTCGTCGGTGGACGTATAGTTTTGGCCGTACTGTTTGACTAGTTTTTGATGTAGCCCAAGTGCTAGACTAGTCATCTCCTCGTCCTGACCGAACCATGTATTGCGCTCTTGCCACGCAACAGCCCTCGGGTCAGGGCGAGCCACTTGTGCTTCTGGCTGAGGTTGTACATCATTTTCTTCTTGTTGTAAAGAGGGAACGTATTCTTTTGCTTTTTGCAACTTATAGTTAGCTTCAGCAATCCTACGTTGCGCTTCTATCAACTTTTCAGAATCACCTTCTTCGTATGCCGTTTTATATGCTTTTTCGGCAACGTTTAACTCTAATTCGGCGGCGTTCTTATAGGTGTCCAAATAAGACTTTTCACCGTCAGAAAGCCTAGTTTTAAGCTTCCTATTCTCGTCAAGCACCCTCTTGGCCAAGTCTTCAGCCGCTTGGCGCTCCCTCAAAGCAGACTCTTT